GTATATATCGAAATATATTCGAGAAAATTCGCCAGCTTCCGCCCAAGACCTTGTTGAATCCATTGAAACTCAAGGGGTTCACAAGATATCAAACGCGGACCTCTAGAATCCTTTGGAACGGTTACGGCTTTAGATTGACCTTGATCAAGTCGATCCAATTGCATATACCATTCCTTTCGATCTAAAAGTTCGTTAGCACTCCCTATCATAAAATAATTATAATAGGGATAGTACTGGTGAATAGAAGAATAAAGACGTTTAAACGTCCATTTTTCTTCTAGCTTCTCACCAGTGGCAACAGCACCGGGCCCATGCCTAGGCGCGATATCTTTGGGGTCAAAACCACCAAAGACATCCTCAGTGATATGAGAGGCTACTTCAATTATTTGTGTAGTCTCAGTATCAGTGATATAAGGAAGAGAGTCTCTTTCCGTCGTAACATAGTTATCCAAAACAACGGATACTTGTTCAACAGAATAAGGGATCTCTAGCTTATACGCAAAGAAGAGAACTTGTCGTAAGTGTTTAACTACGGCAGGTTCTACCTTGGGCCTGATGGAACCAGAGTCATCGAAAATCTGTTTAAAATACGCCTGCATAAAAGCGGGTATATTAACACACCCATGAGAGCTTTTAAACTCTCTAGGTATGGAGAAACAGAGACTCGACAATCCAAGATCAAGAGCCTTCCCTAGTAAGGGAAGAGTCTTGGTTAGGAAAGACAATCCCTCATGCAGATATCTCTTACGAAGCGTAAGAATATCTCGTTTGAGAGAACTGACTGACACTAATCCACATGGATCGCAGCGAAGCATTGCTTCGAGCAGGTCAACGTATAAACCGTCGACTTGGCTTTTCATAAGAACCTCGAAGTACATTTGAGGAGTCTTATCCAAGGCCAATCCATATCACTATCAGGTACAATTGTTGATTTAACTTCTAACAACGTTAGAGAGTCGAAAGTAACTTGATCAGGTCAATAATGGCCGGAACAAGCTCTTTCAAAGCAACAATTGTAGCAGTAATGGCAGTTATGAGTGGAACCCACTCACGTATACTGTCATTCATCCCACCCAACGTGGACCTTAATCCGAAATGTAAATCACTACAGCCCAATGGCTGTAATGAATTTGATTCAGAAAATGAATCAAGGGGGCCTGAGGAGGCCCCACTATCATTTCGAATTGAACGTGATTCAGGATCAAGAGTATCAAGTCT